ACCACAGGTGGAAACTCATTCATCCCATACGGAAACTTTGGGAGATTTGAATGGAATCTAGTCCCCATACGGAGATCTTCGATTCTGTTCACCAACGACTCGCTACGATATCGTTGGGGATCCACGGCAAATGCCGGAATAACCACGGCATACACGATACTCCGAGATGCGTACTTTGAACTTACGAAGCAGCAACTACAGGCAGCATTCGACTACTTTGAGAACGATGACATAACTACATTTACTGAATACAGAAGCACCGACAAACAAATCGGAAGGTGATTTCATAATGAGCAAGATGGATGAGAACCTCTCGGAGATGCTGAACATGGATCCCGAGCCTAAGCAGATTGTTGCAAGACAGCCAAATGCCATCGAAGTAAAGGTGGACATGGATGATGCCGACAAGGATTTTCAGAAGGCAAGAGAGAACCTGAAGGAACTCGTTAACCTTGGCTTTCAAGCCATCGATGGAGTACTCAAGGTCGCAAGCGAGGGAGATTCTCCCCGTGCCTATGAAGTGGTCGCGCAGATGATCAAGGCAGTGGCAGAGACGAACAAGGATCTCGTTGAACTGCATCAGCGCATGAAGACCATCAAGCAGGACAAGTACGAGCAGAAGACCGTCAACAACACGACTAATGCCATCTTCCTTGGCTCGACCAAGGAACTACAGGAACTCATCAATCCGAAACGAAGTTTTGCCAAGGCAATGACAGACACCACTGCCATCATTGACGAATCCAAGAAGATGCTTGAAAATGGCTGAAGACAAGACATCCAAGAACTATCTTGGCAATCCCAACCTCAAGGCAACCGATGTCAAGATCAACTGGACAAAGGAGCAACTTGAGGAGTATGCCCGTTGCGCCAGAGATCCCATCTATTTCATACAGAACTATGTGAAGATCGTCTCTCTCGACAAGGGTCTTGTTCCATTTGAACTTTATGACTTTCAGGAAGAGATGGTTCGAACCATTCATGCCAACAGGTTCGTCATTGCGAAGTTGCCCCGTCAGAGTGGCAAGTCCACCACGGTCACGGCATACATGCTGCATTACATCCTGTTCAATCAGAGCGTGAATGTAGCCATACTAGCCAACAAACTCAGCACGGCTAGGGAACTATTGTCGCGCCTCAAGTTGGCATACGAGTATCTGCCCAAGTGGTTGCAGCAGGGTGTGCTTGAATGGAACAAGGGGTCGATTCAACTTGAGAACGGCTCAAAGGTTCTCGCATCTGCAACCTCGTCAAGCGCAGTCCGTGGTGGATCTTTCAACATGATCTTCCTTGACGAGTTTGCCTATGTTCCACAGAATGTGGCAGAGGAGTTCTTCTCGTCTGTGTATCCAACCATCTCGTCGGGTCAGGAAACGAAGGTATTCATAGTCTCGACCCCGCACGGAATGAATCTGTACTACAAGTTGTGGACGGATGCATCGAATGGCAGGAACTCATACATTCCAATCGATGTCCATTGGTCGGACATTCCCGGTAGGGATGAGAAGTGGAAGCAGGAGACTATCTCCAACACCTCAGAGGAACAGTTCCGCACGGAGTTCGAGTGCGACTTCGTAGGCTCGGTCCATACCCTGATATCTCCCTCTAAGTTGAAGACCCTTGCATATGTCGATCCCGTTTTCAAGAACGGAGAGGGATTCAAGGTCTATGCCAAGCCAGAGGAGAAGCATGTCTATGTCATGACGGTCGATGTCTCTCGCGGCACGGGGCAGGACTATTCGGCATTCAGCGTCATAGACATAACGACAGCCCCCTACAAGTTGGTGGCTACCTTCAGGAACAACACCATGTCCCCCTTGGTGTTTCCCAATGCCATCCATGTTGCGGCAAAGCAGTACAACAATGCCCATGTGCTTGTCGAGATCAACGACATGGGTGGGCAGGTTGCCGATGTCCTCCATGCTGAACTTGAGTACGAGAACCTGCTGTCATCCACCATGCGAGGCAGGAAGGGTCAGGTTCTCGACGGAGGATTTGGATCAGGCACCAGTCAGTTCGGTGTAAGGACCACCGAGGTGGTCAAGAGATCTGGTTGCTCCATTCTCAAGTCGCTTGTCGAGGCAGACAGGCTTGTCATTCAGGACTTCGATGTCATTAAGGAACTGTTTGCCTTCGTTGCCAAGAAGAACTCCTTTGAGGCAGAGGTCGGATACAACGACGATCTTGTCATGACTCTGGTACTCTTTGGGTGGCTGTCAACTCAGCCGTACTTCAAGGATCTTTCCTCAATGGACATCCGCAAGGACATATATCAGGAAACCATCAACAAACTTGAGGAGGAGATGACCCCCTTCGGCTTCATAGACGATGGCATGGATGACCAACCCACCACAACGGAGTCCGATGGCACCCAATGGTTCCGTGAGAGGCAATCGGATCGCTTAGGGTGGTATTGATTCCAAATAATCAAAATCCTACATATCCGAGTAGATTCATCGGGAGAACCAAATGAGCAGACTACCTGTACAACTTAGCCCTGGTGTGAACTTTTCGGAAATTGATATCACGACGATAGTTCCTAATGTCGCAACTGCAACGGGAGCAATCGCCGGTGTGTTTCAGTGGGGTCCAGCAGAAAAGATAACGACTGTTACGAATGAAGACCAACTTGTGGCAATCTTCGGAAAGCCCCTCCGCGATGAGAACGGAATCGATTTCCACTGCGCGGCAAACTTCCTACAGTACAGCCGCGACCTTCGCGTGGTTCGCGTAGTCGGTTCCGATGAGACGAATGCAAACTCAGCAGGTACTACGGGGCTTCAGTTCCTCAATGAGGACATTCTTGATTCTGCATCGCTTCCCCGCCCATTTTACGCGAAATATCCTGGAGTTTTGGGTAACTCGCTCAAAGTTGTTGTGTTGGATGGAGCAGGAGAGGCAAATCTCACGACCGCTGCAACAGCCGCTGTAGGTACAGACACCATCAGATTTACAACCTCTATCGGTGGAACTTTCGAGGTGGATGACAAGTTGATATTCTCTACTAGCAACTTCGCACAGACATTCTTTGTCGAGTCTGCCACAGGGTTTACAGCAACAGTCAAGAACTTCGTTGCAAGCACTATTCCAAATGGTGCTACGGTGAAATACCGTAGCAAGTATGCCGATCTATTTCAGTTGACTGCCGAGACAAGCACACAGGCAACGAATCGCGGTGGATCAAATGACGAACTAAACGTGGTTGTCGTTGACGAGGATGGGGACTTCACCGGAACGGAAGGAACCGTTCTTGAAGTCTTCCAAAATGTCTCCAAGGCATACGATGCGAAGAACAACGATGGTGCGCCAAACTACTTCAAGAGCGTTGTCAATAACAATTCCAACTATGTGTGGGTTGGCAATGCTGAAACCCTGTGGGGTGCGGGTGCAGCCGCTCCTCTATCCACCGATTTTGCCGACATCACTACGGGATACACAGCCGCAAATGTCTCTCGGTTCTCGTTAAGCGGAGCATCGGCAGCAACCACACCAACCGACAGGCTGTATGTCGGTGGTTATAGCAAGTTTGCCGACAGGGACAACGTCGATATTTCCTTGCTGATATCGGGTAGAGCAGACTCCACTATGGTTCGTCTGCTTGCAGACATTGCAGCAGATCGACGGGATTGCGTGCTATTCGTCTCTCCGCAACTGGAAGATGTTCTCAACAAGGATCAGGTCACTGGAACCTCGGCAATCGTAACTCGCAGAAATCAGATGTACAACATCAACTCGTCGTATGTCGTGATGGACAGCGGGTGGAAGTATGTCTACGACAAGTACAACGATATCTTCCGCTATATCCCCTTGAATCCAGACATAGCAGGTCTTTGTGCAAGGACTGAGTTCAATACTCAGGCATGGTACTCTCCCGCAGGACTGAGCCGTGGGCAGATCAAGAACGTGATCAAGTTGGCATTCAACCCCGATCAGGCATCGCGTGATCTCCTTTATGTTGCGGGTGTGAATCCCGTGGCGACATTCAGCGGAGAGGGAACCGTCCTCTACGGCGACAAGACCATGTTGAAGAAGCCAAGTGCATTCGACCGCATCAATGTCCGTAGATTGTTCATCACGCTTGAGAAGGCTATATCAACTGCGGCTAAATATTCCTTGTTCGAACTAAACGATGAGTTCACTCGCGCTCAGTTCAGGAATCTCGTCATCCCATACTTGCGCGGCGTTCAGGCTCAAAGAGGCATCACCGAGTTCAAGGTTGTCTGTGATGAAACAAACAACACTGCACAGGTGATCGACAACAATCAGTTCGTTGCAGACATATACATCAAGCCCACAAGAAGCGTCAACTTCATTCAGTTGAACTTCATCGCGACAAGAACAGACAGCGCATTCACTGAGATCATCTAAGAGGAGAGAAAATGGCTAGTCCAATCCCAACCCAACTAAGTCCGGGAGTCAAGGTTTCTGAGATCGATCTTTCTCAGTTTGTTCAGCCAGAGGCATTCAACCGAGGCGGAATGGCTGGAATATTCAACTGGGGTCCAGGTCTTGTCGCTACAACCGTAAGCACAGAGAGTCAACTTGCTGAAATCTTCGGCAAGCCGACGCTTGATCAGTTCGATACTGCTGGCAATTCAGACTTCCTTGCTGCATCGAACTTCCTCCGCTATTCAAGCAACCTACGGCTTGTTCGTCTTGTGCAGGGAGGAGACTACAATGCTGTTTCTGCTGATCCCGGCATAACTTGGATCG